CTCCACAAATCAAGCCGTCTGAATAAACACCGCCTGTTACTGTTACTCCATTTGCTTGTGTCTCAAGCTTCTTTGAGTTGTCGTAATAGAGTTCTGTAGCCCCGTTATCAATAAACTTAGCACTAAATTCATTACCTCCTACATCACCTATGAATACAGTTCCATCATTTTGAATATACAAACCACCAGTATTATTTACAATTCCTGAGTCTGTACCATTATGGTAGATTTCTAGATCAGAACCAGTTCCTAAAATAACTTTTTGACTATCAGGAAACTCTAAATTACCAGAATCATAATATATATTTTTACTATCAGACGCATCAGATGTTGAGGAACGAAATTCTATTCTTCCATTAGTAGATGAGTCTGGCCCATAAGCTCTTAATTGTGAATCAGTGCTATTGTTTTGTGAAATAACAAGACCAGAAGTTGCATGAGCAGCATTAGAGCCAAAAATTCTTAGACATTTATTTGCACCACTAGGTATTACAACTCCGTTTGCATGTGTTTCAAGCTTCTTACTGTTGTCGTAATAGAGTTCTACGGCTCCGTTTTCAACAAACCTTGCTAAAAACTCATCATTTGCAGCATTACTAAACTGGATCGTATTAGAAATAATATTGAAATCACCTGTACCTGCATCTTTTATATATGACGCACTTCCAGTATGGTAAATTTGTAGATCATCACCAGAGCCAAAATTAGCTTTTACATTATCGTCAAACTTTAATTTACTTGCTGACGAATCAAACTGAAGATCCTGACCAGCAGTATCAGGGTTATCGAACCATAGATCTCCTATGATTTTTGTTCCTAATGAAGTCGTTTCTAGTTTCTTTGAGTTGTCGTAATAAAGTTCTACGGCTCCGTCTGCCATGAACTTTGCACACATTTCAGTGCCATAGTTTTGAATATAAGTAGCACTTCCTCGTATTGTTAAGGCTCCCGTACCAGAATCATCTATGTACGAATCTGAACCATTATGGTAGATTTTTAGATCCGACCCAGTACCAAACTTAGCTTTAACCCCATCGTTATATACGTTATCTCCAGTAAATGTATTACCTGTAACAACTGCAAAGCTACCTGTAGCTGTTACACCACCTTGCCAAGCACTTCCGTTATAGACCTTTAATTCATTCGCTGTTGTATTAAAGAATAAATCTCCTACATCTAAGCTATCTGTTGGGTTACTTGATCCTGTTCTATATCTAGCTGCAAAGTCATTGACAGTACTTAGGTTTGAGGCTACTGAGTTTACGTTAGAAATCGAACCTGCAACTGTATTGATGTTCGAAGCATTACTTACAGCAGAGTTAATGTTTGAGGCATTACTTACCGCCGAGTTGATATTAGAAGCATTACTTACAGCAGAGTTAATATTTGAAGCATTTCCTGCAACTGCTGTGACATTAGAATTGTTTCCAGCTACAGTATTGATATTAGTAGCATTTCCAGCTACAGAATTAACATTGCTAATTGATCCAGCTACGGTATTAACATTTGAAATAGATCCTGAAACTGTAGTAACTTCAGTCGCTTTCGGTACTAGACGATGGAATGTATAAGTATTTAATGTCGTAGTTGTTTCTACGATCATTCCAAAGGTAGCCGCATATGTTGTGCTATTTGCTAAACCATTAATGGTGACTGTTGAGTTACCGACAGTACCATTAGCAATTGTCGCCACTCCTGATCCATTGGAGGTAAGGTTGCTGCTGAGAGCTTTAATAGATACAAGAGTTCCAGTGCCGTTATTAACGTCAGGGTTAGCGTTAGGAAAAGATGTTTCATTTGCAATTGGTACGAATCCACCAACATCGTCTACTAGGTCAATAATCCTTGCATCGATAGCTGAAGTGGTTGCAACTTTATCGTCAGCTGAACTCCAAGTTTCACCAGACTGAATCTCTCCTACAGTATCTTTTCCATAGAAAATTTCACCTGCTCTCTTTGCAGAGTAAGTTTTGTTATCACTCGTAGAAGTACCAGACGTAACTACTGCAGTACCACTCATGTCATTGATGACAGGAGATGTAAGAGTTTTATTGGTTAAGGTTTGAGTATCAGCAAGAGTTGCTGCATTATTTACTTTTGTATGATCAGCATCTGTAAATACATTACTATCAGTAGCACTTTCTACAAGTGTTCTAATCTCAGCTGCAGTTTGATCTGCAGTTGCATTAGCTTCAATTGCATTTAATTTTGTATGATCAGCATCTGTAAATACATTGGAATCACTAGCAGCTTCTACAGCAGCTCTGATCTCAGCATTTGTTTGATCTGCTGTTGCTCCAGCTTCAATACCATCTAATTTAGAACCATCAGTAGATACATCTCTACCATCAACAGTTCCACTAGTTACTATGTTTTGAGAACCAAAGTTAGGAGTGATCTTTGTACCAGCTATTGCAGCTGAGGCATTGATATCACTATTTACTAATGATCCACTTGTTACACCAACAGTAATCTGACCACTGCCAGGACTGTTATCTGTAACTGTTATTTTATTTCCAGCAGCAACATCAGTTGTTAATGCTGTATCTATTTTGCTATCTATACGAGCATCTTGCGCCGCTGTTGTACTGACCCTTGTATCATTACTGACCCAAGTCTCACTACTTGTAATTGTCTCGTCACCTGTAGTCCAAGCAGCATCAATTTTATTATTGGACTCTTGGGTAACGTATAAAGTTTGATTGAAATTATCATTCAGGTCAGACGACTTAATTGCAGACCCTGCATAGAATGTTGCTTGTAAGTCTGAGTCATCTGTTTCTCTATAGATCCTGATTGCTGCTGCATTAGCTGGTGCGGTATTAAATTGTACGGTTGTTGCATTCGCTAATGTAAATGCAGTTGTTGCCGTGCCATTGATACTTGTTTTAATATCACTGGTCTTTAAATATGGGAATGTGAATGAGTAATTGGTGGTGGAGCCATTACCTGTATAAGTTGATTCGGTTACAGCCATTTAATGTATTCATTATTTATTGCGGTGGAAGTTCGTTAGGTTTTGTTTTGTTTGATAATTCTTTTTAGATTGTTCTGCAGCACCTTTTATGTTTCCTAACTCCATGCGACGTTTAACAATGGCTGCACCATTGCCTAGTATGTCTAGATGCTTAAATCTTGGATCTTTAGCTACTTCTTCTTCAGCACTCTTTTGAGCATCTTTGATTATTTTTCTTAACTTCTGATAAACAGGTAGTTTGTCCTTCTCCTTACGGACTTGTTCTTCATCAGCACCTGAGTTGATAAATTGACGTAATTCGTCAAGTTGTCTATTCCAAGTGGGATTAGTTCTCATCTTCTCAACTTGTTTCCAGATCTGCTGTTTACCCATAGCTATACCTATGGCTTCTCTTTCTTCAGCGGTATATTCAATATCTTTATTCCATTTCTTTTTAATGATATTGATATCATCAAATCCACTGTTAAGTAACCATAGTCTCCAAGGTTCCTCACCACCACTCATTTTAACTGGGCTAACAGCATTAAGAATACGAAGTAAATGGTTATCTACTTCATTGATTTCTTCACCTGTCCAGTAATCAATTTGAGAAGGTAAGGCTACTTTAGCGGGAGTTGAGTTTAGAACATATCCCCAGAAATCATCATAGATATCTTTCTGTGCTTGAGTGATAGCTTTAGAAACAACACCTAATGCTCCAGATTGAGGTATAGCACCTCTAACAAGGTTTGCAGCTAATCTCTTAAATGCAGCCTCATCACCACTAGTAACAGCCATCAATGGTTCAATACCATATAATGGTGTGTTGTTTAAATAAGTAGCAGATATAGTCCAAGCTAATTTATCTACAGCTGTTTGAGTCATATTTGAACCCAATGAAGTTTGGTGATATGCCAAATCTCCAACTAAGGCAAACATCTGTTCAACCATTGGAATACCTTTGTAGCTAACCCAATTGTTTCCAATCTTTACTGTGTATGGTCTCCATCCTTTTCTCATCAACTTCTGTCTATCAGCAGCATTAGCAGGACCATTACCTCTAATACCTCCATTTAAAGCGTACCAGTAACCCATGATGGCAGTAGCACCACCAATCATTAGACGACCTTCATACTCATCCTTTAACTGTTTATAGATAGCCATAGCATTAGG